GAAATGCCACATCAAGACGACTTAATCAAACAAAGTTTATCAGAGAAACAACTCAAATTTCATATTAACAAATCAAGGCAGATTGGTTTAACAGAAATAGTCTTACGCATAGTACAGTATCACGCTTTTCATAAATATGCTGGTGGTAAAATACTCATTATTGCTGGTACAAGAGAGAAAACAACACAAACTGTAATGCTTAGATTAAAACAACTTTTTGGTAATATCAGAGGAACTGTACAAGATGATGGCAGTAATCTTAACATTTTACTTAAGAATGGTACAGAGATTGAAGGAAAACCTAGCAATTCAGAAGCCATAAGAGGTGAAACTAAGATCAAAGCAGTTGTTGTTGATGAAGCTGCCCATTTTAAGTTGGTAGATGATAGTGTTGTTTTAGATGCCATTGAACCTATCTTACACACGAATAAGTCGGATATTTTCTTAGTATCGACACCAAGAGGACAGAGAGGATTTTTTTATGAAATAGACAAGAGTGAGAATGACTATAAAAAATTACATTATGATTACACTAATGCAATAGGTTGGATTTATTCAGAGAAAGAGATGGCAGAAGAACTAAAACGTACGGATATTGATGTCGATCAAGAATATAGGTGTCAATTTACTTCTGCAAGATCCTCAATATTTGGTGTTATAGGTGACGAAAGTTTAGTAGATTATGAGGTTGAAGAATACTAATGGAAGTAAGTGATCTACCAACATTGTTCCAAATAGGATTGGCACAAGAAGCCAATGCACAAGCAATAGAATCTCAACACACATTATTTGAAAAACAACAGAAACAGATTGACCATATTTACACGCAGTTAAATAATTTCAGAACTGTTATTGATGTGCAACAACAAATCATAGATGAATTAGTACAATTAGTAAAAGAAAAATGACTTTTTGGGATTGGTTTAAGAGAGAAAAATTCATTCTGCCAACAGAAGAATTTCAAATTAAGCTTGTAAAAGAAATTGAAAAGAAATTGGAAACAGCTAAAGGTTCGGAAAAAACAAAGTTAACCTATATGTTAGCAAATCAATTAATGTTTCTTAGTCAAATTCAAGGAAAAAACAAACCTAAAAAACCAATAAAATTAAACAATAATGGTAAATGGGTGTGGGTTGAAAATGAGAATAGCAGGGATTGATAGTGGTAAAAGGCGAGATAGTTTCGCATTTGTTGGAATCGAAATAAAAAATGACGATGTTTACATCACAGGTGTTAAAACTTGGTTAGGAAGAAATTACATCGAAGTTGAGAATTTAATAGCAAATATACACGATACGAAACCATTCAATTTTTATTGTGTTGAAATTAATAATACAGGCGAACACGTATTTGAAGAATTAAAATATAGGCATAGAATCCCTAACGTTATTCCTACATTTACAAGTGCTAATGTAAAAGACCAGCATAAAATAAACAGTGGAAAAGTTATGCCAAAAAATCAAATGACTTTGTGGTTGGCACGAATGTTTCAAAATAATAGAATAAAATTTCCTAAAAAATCCAATAAAGATGTGGACGAGTTAAAAAGACAAATATCAATATTTAGTGAGGTTATTACTGAATCAGGTTCTGTAAGTTATAGAGCAGAAGGACAAGAGCATGATGATACTGTCATGGCATTGATGTTAGCTTGTTTCATAGGTAGGAACTTTATTAAGAATAATGAAGGATTTAATCAAGGATTACAAGTAGCCAATAGACAATTCATAGCCGAAGATCCTGATATTTACGGTTCAGGTGTGCCAAGTCATGCTGAATCAATACAAAGAGAGGTTTGGAAACCATGAGTGTAGAAATAGAGTTGACATTACAAGATTACAAAACAATCTTGAATTGGTACGAACTAGCTTTTGCAAAATCGGAATCTCAAAAATTTGCAGATGAAAAAACATTCAAAAAACTATCTGTAATGTGTTTACAAAAATTGGACGATGAAAAAAATGAAGAATAAAGATAGTGGTTTAAGACGATATGAGAGATATTGTAGAGAATTAGAGGAATTAGAGAGGAAACGTAAAAGAAAATTAAAGCAGATATTTGACCTAAGAGATAAACTAGGAATAAAACTAGATGGCGAGTAGGAATTATGAGATTGGTAGGCGATTCGAATACAGAGTACAGAATTGGCTAAGAAAAGAAGGATATTATGTCCAAAGATCATACGCAAGTAAAGGTTTAGTTGATTTAATAGCAGTACCGAAATATGTCAAAGTCGGTTGGGTAAATATCACTCTTGGAATACAAGCAAAGAAAAATGGCTATGTACACCCATCAGAGATGAAAACTTTATTGGAATGTAAAAATAAATGGCAGATGATGATTGTTATTGCTTGGTCGGATAAGAAGAAAAAATTAAGATTTAGGACACTAGATGATGTTGAAATACCTTTAGATTCACTAAAAAATAAGTAGTTCTCTTTATAGTCATTATGAGTAAAAAATCAATGCCATCTAAGGTAAAAAAGACAAAAGATACTTCTCATAACTTTATTGTAAATTCTGAAAAACCATTCACTGGCATAAAATCTAATTCAAAATATGCGAGTGCTTCAAAAAGAATGTCCACTAATGATCATCTCTATATGTATTCCAATCCAGCTTATACTGATCAGGAGTTAGAGCAGTTTGAAGATGTTTGGGGAAGTTCTGTATGTGGTGCAGTTATTGATAAATTAGTTGAATATACTTTCGGTGGGGGAATCACACCTGTATTTGAATTGAAAGATGAAACAGGAATGGACGATGAACAGAAGAAAAATGAATTAAAAAAATATGAAGCAGAATTAAAAGAATTAAAAGACTTTGATAAGAAAATGGGTTTTGAAAATAAATTAAAAGATGCTGTCACAATGACAATCGTATTTGGCAGATGTGTCATGGCATACGAAGGCAAAGGTTTACCTAGAGCAATTAAGACTATACACCCAAGAGATTTAGGTCGTGTATTTATTGATCAAAAAGATTGGTCATTAGAGAAAGTGATCACAACCTTCCCATCTGATGAATTAGTACCAGAAGAGATGATTTACCTTGTCAATCGTCCTGATTCACCAAGACGTAGGACTATGTGGTATGGATATTCAGAAGTACAAAGAATCGTTGGTGCAGCAAGAGCTTGGCGTAGAATAGTTGAATATGATATGCCTGAAATTGCAACATCAATGTGGGCAGGATATGGAACTTTCATGGTCAAAAAAATGGGAAGAAGTAAAGCCGATGCAGAAAATGATATGAATACATTACTATCATCTTTAAAGGCAGGGGCATTTAATGCTGTCAGTATAGATGCTAACGATGAAATTGAGTTTCAGAAGTTAGATTTAGATCCTAAAGTAAGAGAATTAGTTGAGATGGCTTCATTTTATGAACGTATTATTATTGGAAATTTTGCTGTACCAAGTGCATTATTAGGTAGAGAAGAAGATCAAAACAGAGCAACATTAATTGGTAAAATACAATTTTTCCTTAGTGGTGTAATCAAGGCAAGACGAGAATGGGTAAGTGAAATGGTATCAAAACAATGGTACGAAAGAAATATGATTAAGATGGGTATGGTTGATTTGTTAGATAATGTTGAAGTCAAGGCAGAGTTTGAGAATATAGTAGTTGAATCGTGGTTTGATTTAGTTGATTCAGTATTAAGAATTAAAGGAATATTCCCTGATATGCCAGATGATCAATTACTTGAACTATTAAACTTAGAAGAATACAAGTCTGAATTAGCACAAGCACCGACAAGAACAACTAACGTACCACAAGGCAACGTGCCATTAAATTCACCACAAGATGTTTTCACTAAACAACTGAATAAGACTATCAATACAACTGATAATATCTCTGCCAAAAAAATAGATGATTCACTTATCAAATCGGCTTTAGATGCAAAGAAGCTTGAGGTATTGGATCATTTAGATAAAATGATAAAAGATGAATCAAAGTCGGCTAAAACTAATAAAAAAGGCAGTTAGTGTTTTCACTCTATTAGATGAGGAAAAACCACCGAAGGTAGTGTTTACCACTCAAAGAGATAATAAAGTTGATGATAAGGTTTGTGTGGAATTAGCTGGAATAGCATTTGAAATAGATGATCCTTTAAGACCTGTAATTCCAATAGATACACACCCAAATTGTAGATGTTATTATGTTGATCAAAGCACAGGGGAAATTGTCACAGATATATCTAGTAGTAGGATTAAAGAACGTGGTATGCCATCTAAGAAGCTTAATGATATTCAAAGAATTGAAGAATTAACATTACATAAAAAGAATCTAACAAAGAAAAAAATAGATTTGATCATACAAACTATGGAAGATAATGAAGCATGGCAAAGTAAATCAGCTAAAGCCGAGAAAATTTTAAAATGGTTAAAGCAAATATGAATGATAAATTAGCCCATTTTATAGTAGGATTCATGCTTAGTATCTTAGGATTACTACATTTTCCATTGATATTATCAGGATTCTTTTTTGCTATCGGTAAGGAATTATTCGATGCACTAGGTCATGGTACACCTGAAACAAAAGATGCTATTGCTACAGCTTGTGGAGCTGGAATCGCTAGTGGAATAGTTCTGTTATCTATTGATTATGGATTTCTATTATGGCATTAATTGAATTTGAAAACGAAGATAAATACTTTGTAAAGTTTTTCCTATTAGATGCAACATTAAATCTAAATCATTGGGGTGTGACCAGAGAGAGTTTAGAAGCAAACCTTGATACATTTATAGGAAAACCATTCGTACTTACACCTGAATTTAATCACCCTGAAGCAGTTGATGGGGATAACTTATTAGTAGAACAAGAGAAATTTAGAGTAGGAGATATAATAAAAGTTGGAATTGAACCTCGTACTGGAAAAGCCTATGGCGTTGCTGAAATCACTAATGAATCTGCTAAAGATATACTAAAAAATGGTGAGGTTAGTTTTGTATCACCAAGTATTGTATTCAATAATAATGACGAATTAGATGTTCAAGGAAATGCTATCATAGAATCATGGGAAGGAGCTCATGTTGCAGCAGTTAAAGATCCAGCATATACTGTGAATAAAGCCCAAATCAAAGGCAAATGTTCTGGCAGTGAAGGTGTATGTATGAGCAATCTAAGTAAAGTTGAAGCAAGCTTAAAGAATTATGAGAAGGCTAGTTGTAATTGTAAGAGTGCTGGACACCCTGAAGATAATTTACCTAATGTGAAAAGTAAAGGTAAGGGCAAAGATCCAAATGATAAACCAAAAAACAAAAAGAAAAATAATAAAGGAATACCACAAAAAAGATTCAAAAAAGTGGTTGATTTTATAGACGATTATGTGACTAAAAATGATGAATTACCAGAAGTTGATCATATTGCAACTGAATTAAATGTACCAGAAGATCAAGCTGAACATATAAGAAAATCATATTCAGGCATGGTTATGGAAGTCACTACTGAAAATAAAAAGAAGATTATAATGCCTAAAAAGTCAAAAAATAGTTCTCATAAGCTCAAAAAAGCCAAAAATTCTAACAACATGAAATCTTTATACGCAGAAAAAAAAGACGAAGAAGAAGCCGAAAACGAGGAAGAACACGTTAAGGCAGAGGATTTGTCTAATAAAGAAGAAAAGCGTTTTGACGAGGAAATGAAAAAAGGCAATGACGACAAAGAAGATGAAGAAGCAGAAGATGAGAACAAACTTGACTTGACAGATAGACAAGAAGAATATCTAAAAGACAAGAAAGAATCCTCATTAAGAGCAGAAATCAAAACTTTGAAGGCATCATTAAGAAAAATGGAAGCCCAATTCAGACAAGCCAAGCTTGAACCAATCATTGATTCAATCCTTGAAGCTAAATCCAAACTAGGAAAAATTAACGCAGAAGCAGAATACAACAAACTAATCAAACTAGATAGTGAAACACTACAAAGTTTGAAAGCAGATTACGATCAACTTAGTGCAAGCACAGCTTCACCAAGATTCACCGTAAAATATGCAAGTGTTGAGAAAGCAGAAGGCGATAATATCCTAAAAAGAATTAGAGGGGGATTTGACTAATGGCTGCAACAGCAGGGCAACTCGCAAGAAGTACAGGTATCGAGATTCAATCATTCAATGTAGCTGCTTCAACCTCTATTACTAGAGGACAAACAGTAGCACTAGACGCATCTGGTAATGCAGTAAAAGCAACAAACTCTGTTGGTACTATTGCAAGAGGTCTATTCGTAGCAATCGAAACAGTTGATAATTCATCTGGTTCAGCAGGCGATTTAGAAATTAGATGTGCAGTTGGAAACACTTACGTTTATGCAACTGCTGGTGGTGCTATCAAAGTTGGTGAAGCAGTAAAAGCTGATTCAGCTTCTAAAGTTGTTGCTGCAACAGGCATTCTTGCCGCAGAAACACATATCGGAAGATACATCGGACATGAGAATGAAGAAGCCGAACCTACTGATGCTTCAAACGGAGATATTGTTATAGTGAGGTTAGGATTTTAGATGGCTAAACCTAATACAGCAATCACTTATTCGCCATATAATCGCAAGTTCTATCAAGGATCTTGGGATAAGGAAGGAACTGATTTTAGCAAAGACTACAATATGACAGCTATTGCTAAATTGAATCCTGAATTAGAAATGGGCGATGGTAGAATTGAACCAATTCACTATGAAACATTCCGTCAAGCAGAACGTGACTTTAAATCTGGTAATATAGATGCAACTTCGTTAGCAAACATCACTGTCATTGATTTACTGTCAGAAGTAATTCGTAGAGAGTGGCGTGACTTTAATGCAATCCAAGCAGTGAGAAAAATCCCAGTGCCAAAGCTGCAATTAAATGTCCCAATAACTAACAAGTATTCAGCTTCTAAAAAAGTACCAGAATTGCAAGAAGCAGATCAGAAATCTAACACATTCACCCAAGCCCAATTAAGACTTTGGAAGAATGTAATTAGCATTTATGAATCTGACGAATCCCAACTAAAAGGAACAATCGAACCTTTACAATTTGAAATCGATCAAGCAGCAGGGGCATTAGCTCAAGCAGCCAACGAACAAATTGTCACAGAGATCGAATCACTTACTACGCAAGCAGCAGGTGATTGGGGTGCAATGGTCACAGCAGGCGACTTTTCAAATAGAAATCCTCTAAACGACTTAGTAGATGCAGTCACAACTATTACATCAAATCACTTTAGACCAGATGTAATTTGTATGCACCCAAGAGTTGTTTCAGATTATTTGTCTAACACGTATATTCATGCTAGTACAAGACCAGATTCAAGAGAATTTAGTGGTAAATTCCCACTAGACAAGATGCCAAACATCAGCACAGTTGTTGACGTTGGATTTACTAACACAGTTGCTACAATCTTTGATAGTAGAACAATGTTGTTAGGCGAGGGTCCAACCATCGCAGAAAGTTTCCGTGATCCTTATCGTGGAGCAGATGGTTATGTCATTAGACAATTCTTGCAACCAAAGAAAACAACTAACGATGCAGGCAGAAAACTCACAGGTTGTTCAGCATAGAATAATTAACTAACGGAATTTAATTCCATTCCTTTTTTCTTTTAAACTAACAAAGACAAGGCTATACATGGGCGAATTTATGGAAAAGAATCTAAGTGGTAGTCGTTTTCAATTATTCAAGAAATTAAATCAAGGAATTATTCAAGGTGGTGGAAATACTGCACCTATTGAAACAGAAACACTTATAGAAATGACACAAGAAGAAGTAGAGAAAGCCGAAAGAGAAGCAGGTGATTAGATGGCTTTTGTTTATTTTGTCCTTCAAGATACTAAAGACTTGTTAAATGTACCATTGAATGTCGAGAGTGAAGATTCTATCTTAGAACAATTAGGAACTAAAGCTGACCAATATTTTACTAATCAAATGACTTCTTATGCAGAATTATTACCATTGTCAGGTGGAAATTTAACTACTGCACAACAAGCTACGAACCAATATGTCGCTTCATTATATATGGCAAGAAAACAAAATTTTGATTCTGCTAAATATTGGGAAGATAGATACAAGGAAACATTCAACACTTTAGTTAATATTCTAACTGCTGATCCTACAAACAGGACTAAAAGAGTAGCAGTGACCAAATCCTATATTACTGATCCATTAAAATCCGATCCTTTGCTTGAATAGTTCTCTTAATAACTAAATGATTGAATAAAATAATGTCACATCACATGGAAGGCACATTTAAAGACTTTGAAAATGATTTTTCTTGCAATACTATTGAAGAATGGATTGAACATCTTGGTGAGGTTGAATTAACTTATACTGGTAGTGTTGATTGCATTACTTGTGGTGAACCTGTCACACTTAATTGGACAGGTAAATTAAAGAATGGTAAACTTTTTCCATATGCATTATGTGAGGGTTGTAAAGCACAATGACATTTTTAGAGAATATTCCAAATGATGAAACATTAGACTTTAAGATCATGCCATCACAATCTATTGAAGAAAATCAAATCATTCATGGTTTTGTCACAGTAATTAAAAATGCTGGAAAATCAGATGAACAAATACTATGTGAAAATAAACATAATTTATTGACTAATGCTGGTCGTGATTATTTCCATGCACAATGTTATACAAATACAAGTGCTGGTGGAATCGGTTGTAATTATATTGCTTTATCTGAAAACTCTGGTGGTGCAAATGCAACTCATACATCAGTCGCAGGGGAAATATCAACAAATGGTTTGGCAAGAGCTCAAGCTTCTACAAGAACACATTCATCAGGTACAAATACAACAACATTACAAAATACATTTACAGCTTCTGGTTCATTTAGTGCAGTACAACTTTCAGGCTTACTTAATGCTGGATCTTCAGGAACATTAGGTCACGAAGCAACCTTTACAAGTGTAGCATTAGTTTCAGGCGATACACTACAAGTCACTTGGACATTAACGCTAGGGTGATAACACTTGGCTAGAACAAGCTATGGTGTCACAACACACTCGGTCACTGCAACAGGTTCAAATGATAATTCCAAACAAGTTTCAGTTAATGCTTGGAACGCTGATCACGATAAGTCCGAAACTGGAATGCTCGGTTTTACAAAACAATCAGCAACAATATCTACTAATGCTATTGCAGCCACAGGAACTTTAATTGAGATTCAAGCAAATGGTACACTTAATACAATTACACCAACAGATGTTAACGAGTTTGATCTTATCTATCTTATAGCAAAATCAACTGCAACTTCTGTCACTATTACACATGATGCTTCTGGTGGAGCTGGTAAAATTAGACTATTATCTGCAGCCAATGAAACATTATCTACAACAAGTCCATTAATCTTAATGTGTAGGACTATCGGTTCAAACAAAGAGTTCGTGCAATATGGTGGTGGTGTAGTAAATTCTCTAAATGATATTGGTGATGTAAATATCACAAGTATAGCAGATAACGATTTACTTGCTTATGACAATTCGACATCTAAATGGATTAATCAAAGTCCTAGTGAAGCTGGAATTATTACAGCAGATTCTACAACTACATTTACAAACAAAACATATGATGCCGATGCAACTGGAAACAATTTGACTAATATCGAAAATGCAAATATCAAAGCAAGTGCAGGAATAGATGCAACTAAGATTGCAGATGGTACTGTCACAAGTGCAGAATTTCAATATATCAATACATTATCATCTAACGCCCAAACACAATTAGATGCAAAACAGGCAACACTATCATTTGGCATTTCATCAGGTGATGTTACAAAAGCTGGTTCAGGAATTGTTGATAATGATTTTCTTAGAATAGATGGAACTACAATGGAAGGCAGAAGTGCAAGTGAAGTTTTAACAGATATCGGTGCTTCCCCAACAGCAGGATCATCAAGCATAGTCACAACAGGGGCAT